ATTTTCTTGATTTTCTTGATTTTCTTGATTTTCTTCATTCTTTTCAAACTTATTAAATTCTTCAAAAAGGTCAATTACATCCTGAGTTGTTTTGGAGGCATAACACCGATTAAAAAAATCAAGTTCTTCATCATTCAAAGGAACATCAATAATTTTACCAATTTTGGCATGAATATTGAGTCGATCAATAAATTCCATCTTTGAAATGTCCGTATCCTTTATACCGAAAATGTCTTTCTCAACAAGGACTCTGTAGGCGGCAAGGAAGATCTTGGGAAGACTGGGATATTTATCCTGAATTCTTCTTTCAATTCTGATATCATCAATGATATTCAAGACGGCGGGAATACCTAAAATATTTTTATTTTTGAGATACTCTTCAATCAAAGGGAAATCGTCAAAAAGGGCATGTCCCACTTCATGGGCAATCAACATATCATATACAACCTTACCGAAGTCTTTCCAGAGTGGCAGTCTCATAACCCGATTTTTCAGGTCAAAAGAGGCGGTAGGAACTTCACAATGGGTTACTATAATGTTTTCCCTAGACAGTAATCGAGCCACATTTGATTGGAGTTGGTGATCTATGAGACTCAAAGACTGTTGAAATTTCTCGTTTTTATTCTCTATTTTTCTCATTCTTATACTACTAATATAAACTAACTAAACCAGAAAGTCAAGACTTATCTTCATTTATATTCAAGTTTTTATGTGACAATTTGACACAGTTTTTTTAGATTTTTTTAATCACTTTTATATCTTTAATATACCATATTTTGAGGAAAAGTCAAGGTTTATTTTAAATTATTTTACATATATTAGTAAAAGGTGAAGATTCAGGATTTTATTTTAGAGAAATTATTAGTTTTAACAAATTCTATTCGGGCCGGAAATTTTCCCTCCAAAAGATCTTGTTTATGACTAATAATGAAGACATTGGAATCTTCTTTCAAAGTATGGAGAATTTTGATTAGATTATCAACTCCATCCGCATCTAAACTAGAATCAAAGGTTTCATCCAAAATGAGAAGATTGGTGTTGGCGGAATTTTTCATGCGAGCAATCTGTCTCCAAGTGAAAAGAAGTGCCAGATCGATTCTCTGTTTCTCGCCCTCTGAGAAGGAAGGATAGGTGAAATCGTCACGATGTCTGGATTTAATGGTCTCGTTGAAACTTTCATCAATATTGAAAAGAACAAAGAAGTCAAGAATGTTGAGATGTTTATTAATCAATTTATTCATCACTGGGAGATACTCGCGAATAATCTTTGTCTTAATACCAGAATCTTTCAGCAGTTCTCCTATTGCATCATAGTAGGATCTTTTCTCAAGTTGAGATGATTTGTGGCCAAACATTTGATCTCTACTTTCTCTCTTTTTTTCTAATTCCTCTTTCTCTTCTTCGATATGAGAAGTGTCTGTCTTTTCACTTGAAGTTTTGTCAATTTCTTTCTGAATATTTTGAATCATATTGACATTCACATTAACATGATGAATAAGATTATTCATAGTCTCCAAACCTTTTCCTATATCGCAAATGGATTTTTCGACAGATGCAAGAGATTCTTCAATTTTTTGCAATCCTTCATTCAACTCTTTTGAAGTGTCCTTGGCCTCCTTGGTTCGTTGAGATTTAATTTCCTCTTCTATATTTTGATGACATGTCGGACATGTGTCATTCTTCTTATAGAAGTCAATTCCTTTCACTAAACTTGTGATCTTGTTTCGAATCTGACCTCGATAATTTTCAAGTTCCTTTTGTTTTTGCGTGTTATCTTTAATTTTGGATTTAAACTCCGGAGCATTCTCATCATATGTTTCCTGTAAAGAAGCATTTCTACTCTGAAGAAGTTTAATTTCACTTTCCATTTCATCAATCTTTTTCTGGTTCTTCGTGGCCTGTTGAAGATCGATTTCCCGAAGTTTTTTAATATGTTTCTGTTTTAATTTGATCTGAGAATTTAAAAGATCTAGTTGATGATCAGTATCTAAAATATCTGTTTTCAAATTTGAGTAACGATCCTTTACCAGAATATTCATTCGTGTAAAGATATTGATATCTAAGAGATCCTCGATAACTCCACGGCGAAGATTGGCGGGTAACTGCATGAACGGAATGAAATTGCCTGATCCCAAAACCACAACCTGATGAAAGGATTTGTGATTGAGATGTAGAATGTTTTGTTCCAGAACCTTTTGATAGTCTCGGGAATGAGATTCCTGATTGAGCATCTTACCATCACGGTAGATTTCAAATATCGCTGGTTTGATTCCACGAACAATCTTGTACTCGGTTTTGCCAATTGAAAATTCACAAGTGACCAGAAGTTTCTTTCCATTAATTGAATTGCAAAGTTGGGGTTTGTTTACGTTACGATGGGCCTTTCCAAAGAGAACAAAGGAGAGTGCGTCTAACATCGTAGACTTTCCTGCACCATTCGCACCGACTACCAGAGTAGCAGAACTGCGATTGAGATCTATGGTTGTCGGAGTGTTTCCGGTTGAGAGGAAATTTTGATATTGTAGAGTTTTAAACAGGATCATAATTACATACTACTATAGACTATTTTCAAATTTTTGCAAGTCTTTTCCTTTGCTATATTCTTTTATTAAATCGTCCTTTGTTATAGAAGGATTGCCAGCAGTATTATACTTTGGCGAATCTTCATAGTCCCAATCGATTTTTCGCATTATCTGATATATACTATCATTTCCTTTAATCCAATAATGAGATGCTTTCGCTTTGGCAAAATTCTTGTGTGTATTTCCAGCTCCTACACCAACTCGTTGAACAACAAAATCGGCATCACTTTTGTTTTCTACAAATTCAAAATCTTTATGTTTTGTTTTTGTTTGTATCTTTGAACGAATTGTTCCTAATTTCCAAACTTGCCAGACACAAGGAACATCATATACTTTACCAGCTGGTAAGTGAAATGAATTTTTAGGAAGCTTAGTTTCTAATACTAAATTAAACTTTTCTGATAATCTATTAATTACAGACGCCTTTCTGAATGTTCTCGGAAGTATGAAAGCAATTGTATCTGCAAAAATAGCAGAATGATTAAAAAACCTTAACGCTAACGAAGAGTTTTTACCAAATGGTGGATTACCAATAACCAATATTTTTTTATCAATATTAAATTCAATAAAACGATTAAAGGTTAAATAATCTTGTTGTATTAATCCTTCAATTTTAGGGTCTAAATCTATACCTATTTTCTCTCCGATAATTTTATTATAAAATGCACCATCACCTGCCGATGGTTCTATAATAATATCATAATCATTGAAATTTATTGTACTAATACAACTATCAACAATGTCTGAATTGGTAAAAAATTGGTCTAGGTTATTCATTTTTTATTTAGTTTTCTTTTAGGTGCATTTTCTTGAATATATGGCAAAACAAAACCTCGATATTCTTGAGTGTATTTCTTAAAAGGTATATCGCTTTCTTTAAGAAACTTAATGTTAAGGCTGGCTTGAGTTCGTCTTTGACTTCTACTATCTATCTTAGCGTTAATCGTCATTAATCCACTACCTTCATTCTCATAAATGTGTTGTCGTTTGTCTTTCCACAATTTCTTATTTTCAAGTTGTGCTTCTTTACCATGAGGTATGTTCTTTACATAATTAACAAATTCTTCGATAGTATTTAATTGCATACTACCCCATAATATACTATGATGTTCAGGTTTGATATAAAATTCATAGATTATATGATATTCTTTTATGGTTTTTGTAACTTGAGTATATCGACCTACAATCAAAGTATATGGTGTTGCATCATCACCGCTGGTATGATTATACATACGCACAATATCACCACAAGCTACACCATTACCTCCAGTAACCTTTATACTACCATTAAAATCTATATCTTTAATTCCTTTTACAATATCAAATACGGCAGTGTATCCACCTTCAATTAAGCGTTCATATTCTTCTTTAGGTGTGCCGTGTAAGGCAAGATGAATTTGGTTTTCAAAGTCAATACCATGTTGTTGACTAGCGTTTGTCAACATCTTTTGGCGAACACATAGGGGGGGCCCCTGAAAAACAACTTGGGAATTCTTTATGTCTTTGACCGCCACTTTATATGGCCTCAAGGTCTTTTGCTTCAACATAAATTTCATAAAGGAGATTTTTTAACTTTTCATTATCCAGATCTGTTTCGATGTTATCAACATAGGTATTGAGGAGTGTGGGAGTATCCACCGTGGAGATTTTCTCGTCATCAACATTCTCACCGATATACTCGTCAAAATTCTCCACGATTTTAATATCGAAGGGCCCATAAGTTTGAATTTTATCAATGAATTTGTCAAAGGCATAGAGATCCTTTTTCTTCACAACCACAACCTTTACGAATGTCCCTTCAATATCTTCCTTGGTTATATCGGGTAAGGTTTGGGCATCATTATATCTAATCCTTTGAAAAAGACAATGGTTATTTTTAACCGATTCAAGTTCCCTTGTTTCGGTGTCCAGAATATGAAAATATTTTGGATCACCTGCATCGGCCCATGTGAGCTCGTATTGAGAACCAAGATAATAAATATTTTCCTCTACACTCTTTGTATGATAATGACCGGAAAGAACCATCTCATATCTCGAAAAGAGTTTTGGGTCCATACCATGAGATGCCACTGCGGCCCCTTTCATCATCCTAAATCCATTCAATTCAAGGTGTGAAGCAATGATTGAGGATTTTGAATTTGAGATAAAATCCATACATTCATTGTAGTTTTCATTGGAAATCCATGGCAACATACCAATTGAAAGATTGTCAAATTCAACATCAATGGGCTTCATATGGATTTGAATTCTGTCGTTTCCACTGAGTATCTCTTCTAATGAGTTGAGCTCATTTGTGTTTTTGTAGTATGTATCGTGGTTGCCCGGAATGATGTCCATTGTCATGTTATATTCATCAAGTTTGGATATGAAAAAATCATCCGTTCGTTTCAATGACTTGATGTTAATAAACTTACGATGATCAAAGAAATCACCCATATGAAGAATTCTTGTGATACCATGCTCTTTACAATAGGGAAAGAAAACATCGCTGAAAAACTTATCCATGTAATCGATGAAGATATCTGAACCATTCCTCACCCCAAAGTGGGTATCACTAATAACTGCAATTTTACTCATTATAGTAGGATATACTATACAGTAATTCCACTAACTTGTCAAGGTTATTTTATATTAAGAATCAGAGGATACCCCAAAATAAACACCCAAAGATAAACACCCATATCGCAATCACAATGAATATGGTAATGGCTGCAAATTTTTTAATGACTTTCGCTATTTTATCCACTTCAGATTTATTATATATAAAAGAGTTCTAATCCAGATCTGGAAATTGAAGAAATCTTCTTCTTTGCATTCTTCTTTTTCTTATCCAGTTTTGCAAAGTTTTTCACTTCATCATCCCTTCTGCGAATTTGTTGGGATTTTAACCTTACACGATCAATGATGCTACCATAATTTTGGGTTTCGGAAAAATTGGCAAACTGAGAGGCATCAGCATGATCCATATATCGTTCCTTAATATTCTGATATTTCTTTTCTTTTTGTATTCGTCTCAGAAATGCATACCAAATAATCTGAGTGAAATATGAAAAGGCATTGGGTAAACCTGTTCGGGTTGCCTTCTCAACATCATAATTCATGATGGCCTTAATGCAGTTTTCTGCTCCATCCATGACCATTTCTTCCCGATATGTGTAACCAATAAAGTTTGGTTTATGAGATAATCCCTCGGCAATCTTTAAAAAACATCTTCCGATATATTCTGGAATCTTGGGAGCTTCTTCTCCTCTTTCCCTTGAATCATTCACAGAACTGACATAATCGACAACCGATTGAGAAAATTCCTTATTGTTCACATAATGTGGTTTGTCCTTCGCTTTCATAGTGTAGAGTAATTTAAATTTTAGTAATATCGTATACTACTATAACATATTTTCAGAGAAAAGTAAATAAAAATCTTTTAGGGTTGACAAGTTTTTTCAAAAAGTGTATAATAGTTAATGTAACAGAAAGAAAGGATCAATTCCAGTAAGGATATTTTATCCTTCTGTTATACATTTCCTCTGGACTTAAGGGTGGTTCTTGATCTGTATCTGGCGTATCAAGATCAATATTATTAATCTGATCAATCATACTTTTAAAATCCTCTCTGTCAAGTTTTTCATGCAAATTCACTAAAAAATTATACTTAAGATATTCTCTCTTTAATTCATTAGTTGCTCGAGCCTTTGCAATAATACTGTGTCGTTGTAATTCTACAGGTTCATATTTATCATGATCTATATCAAAGTTATCATGATCTGTATCGAATCCTTGAGTCCTTTGGAATATCCATTTTGATAGAAACAATTGGCCATTCCTTCCAATTTTCAAGGAAACAGGAAGGTCAATAAGGATAACATCTGCAAATTCATCATCAGCATATACCTCTGCTATAATATGACTTCCATCATTCAATCTATAGGAATATATATTGAATTCATCAAGTTGATTTACTAATTCATCTAATAGTTCTTTCCAATCTAAGTGCATATCGGTACCTCGTAAGTTTTTGTTTGAAATTTCTCTCTGGCATAAATCTTTATGCGTTCAATGGCATGATTCAATGTATAGTTTCTTTTCCTTTTCCAAGAAAGATCATCAGCTATATCAAAAACACTGGTTGGTTTCCCATCGTCTGTTCGTCTCAATCCTCTTCCAATAGATTGTAGAACACGAATTTGAGACTTTGTTGGTGATGCGAACACAATGTTATTTATATTAACAATGTTTATACCAGTGGAAAATGTTCCAACAGACGCAACAATAATGGCATTTTTTTCATTTTCTGTGATCTCTCTTATTCGTTCTCTTTCCTCGGCATTCACTGCTCCAGATACAAAGAAGACCTTTCTTCCCTTCTTTACCTTATTCAGAAACATTTCATAGAGTGGTTTGCCATGTTTCTGTACAAGATTGTAGAGAACCAGAGAGTTTCCACTTTGATCACATGTAAGATTAACAATAAAGTTATTTCTCTTTTCGTAATTTACAATATAATCAATCTCATCTGGATATTTCATGG